GGGATCTTGCGACGCTTATTATGGTCGAGGCTGTAAGCCTCACCACTGGCCAGATGGGACTAATCACGGCAATCGGGTTGATGAAGAAAAAATGAATAAAGACCAGATTAAAGAATACTATGCAGGCTTCGACGAAGAAGACGATAGGAAAGATTGGGGCTAAAATGAAAATAACTAAAGCAGATTATGGAAAGTATCTCGTCATCAAGTCTAGTCTTGGTGGCGATACTTTTGAAAAGCTATCAACGCTTCCTGGATTTAAAAGATGGGTTGGTAGAGATCTGTTGTTTGATCCCACAGGAGCCAATATCGAAAGGCTCCATAAGTATTTCCCAGAAGCTGAGTGGGATAATTCTGCACTGCCAGATCTTGATCGATATATTTTCAACCTGCAACAGATGGAAGAAAACATAAAGATGAAGAAGTCTGAGCTTCCTAGCAATGACGATTATGATTTTAAAACCAAGCCATTCGAACACCAGCGCAAAGCCTTCTACATGAGTCGAGACAAAGAGGCCTTCGCATTGCTAATGGAACAAGGCACAGGCAAGACCAAAGTAATCATAGACAGTGCCGCATATTTATACGGGAAAGGCAAGATCACTGCGCTGGTTGTTATTGCCCCCAATGGAGTTCACCGCAACTGGCTTAAAGAGATTGATATCCATATGCCTGACTGGTGTACAAATCAATCGTTCTATTATACCTCTGGAATGACCAAGAAGCGCATAGAGGAATATGACAAGGTCTTCGCCTCAGAAAACAACCTTAAAATATTCACATTCAATGTCGAGGCTTTCACTAGTCCCAAGGCAATATATTATATGCAGAAAATACTTGTAAGCAACAAGGTGATGTTGGTTGTGGATGAAAGCTCTAGGATCAAGCGTCCAGGAGCCAAGCGCACAAAGATAATAACCAAGTTCGGCAAGCAAGCTGATTACAAAAGGATAATGACTGGCACACCTGTGACCAAAGGCCCAGAGGATGTTTATTCTCAGTTCAAGTTCCTAGACCCACAAACACTAGGATACGACAGCTTTTATTCCTTTCGGGCAAGATACTGCGTTATGGGTGGATTCGAGAACAAGCAGATTATCTCTTATCAGAATATAGATGAGCTGACTCGGAACATCGAAGGCCACAGCTTCAGAGTCCTGAAGAAAGACTGCCTAGACCTGCCTGATAAAATATATCAGCGTCATTATGTTGAGATGACTGCAAAGCAAAAGAAACTTTACCAGAATATGAAGAAGTCTTTTGTTGCGGAGCTTGAAGGCAATATGATCGAGGCTCCAGAGGCAATCACTCGCCTGCTAAGGCTCCAGCAGATACTTTGCGGATGGTTTCCTAGTGAGGGCAGTGTCACCCAGATAGACGAGCAGAATCCTCGGATTGAAGCCATGAAAGAGATTCTAAGTGACATTGACTCTAAGGTTATTATCTGGGCACGTTTTAAGGCTGATTTAAGAGCCATAGAGCGTGCTCTTGGAGATCTAGCGGTAAGTTATCACGGAGATGTATCTAGTGACGCTAGAGAGGTTGCCGTTGACCGCTTCCAGAATGATCCAAAGATACAATATTTTATCGGACAGCCTCAGTCTGGGGGAATAGGCTTGACGCTTACTGCGGCTGATTATGTGATCTACTATTCGAACAGTTTCGATTTAGAGCAACGCATGCAGTCGGAAGATAGATGTCACCGCATAGGAACTAAAAACAATGTAACCTATATCGACATTGAGACCCGCAAAACAGTCGACAGCAAAATAATCCAAGCACTTCGAGAAAAGAAGAGCCTTGCTGACATTATAACAAAAGACCCAATATCATTATTCATGTCGGAGGAAGAGAATGAGTGAAAAGAATTTCTGGACACTAATAAGGAACAACTTGCCTTTAGTTATGTACAGAGTTGAAAACAGAGTTGCCCAAGGGATGCCAGACGTTCATTACATAAAAGATGGGTGCTCTGGATGGATAGAATTGAAGTACATTGATAAATGGCCAAAGAAGCGGTTCGTCAGTGGGCTGAGATTACATCAAGTTTTCTGGGCAACAAAGTACATACTGAATAGAGGAAGCAGTTGGATCCTGATTCGTGTTGGCAGAGACTTTACTATTCTGATCAGTGGGAGGCATGCCAAGGCTCTTTTCGACAGGCCATCCAGAAAGCACCTTGTAGAAATTAGCTCTTGGAGCAGACAAGGAAATTTAAGCACAGAAGACTGGGAAGATCTGGCTAAAACTATTTGTCTTTTTCATACGAAATAGATGCTTTTTTGGTCTTACCAGCATATGCATTGAATCCCATAAATGCCGCAACCACACCACTGGCTGCAATGACGTACACGGATGCGATGTCAGTTATAAGAGAAGCAGCTTTATCGAAGCCTAGAACTGAGGCCAACAGGATTATAAACGGATAGACCAGCATTCCCATCAAGGCCAAGCCTGTGAATCTGCGCTCTGCATTGCGCTTCAGGTCTTGGTCAGCTATCTCAAGCCTTCTGTCTTCTAGCTCGAGTTTGTTCCATTCCGAGCGGTCAATGCTTCCGTTGGAATCTAAATCTGCCTTATCGAACTCTGTCATTTGCATCTCTCCAGTTTTTTGCAAATTTAATTGCAATATTCTTGTCACGGGTGATTATGACTATTTTCCCGAATTCATCTACAACTAGCCATTTTCGCCTTTGCTCTAAAAGGAACACTCACCATTTGCCCTGCTTGGCACCAATTATATATATCACAACGAACAAGATGCCTGCTCCCGCAAAGCAAGCTAACAGCCCAATGGCCCAGTTAATGCAACTGTCGACAAATTCTTGTTTCTTGTATACTGCTTCTCTTTGAGCCTTGCGCTGTTGTGCCTCAATCCTGACAATTTCTTTCCAAGCCGAAGGCCCATAGGTCCAAGAAATATGCGCTCTTAGCTCTTCCCGCATCTCTGCGAGCTTCTGCTTCTTAGTCCAGATGTCCAGAGCTGACGCTTGTGTGTCAGAAAACATCTTATACATCGGTGGCTTCTTGGCTTGCTCGTCAAGAAAGTCCATGTCAGAAACAGCCTTGCTCCACGTAGAGAGAGTGCTTCCCATTGATGTGATGTCTTTTCCGACGGAAATAGCTTTTTTAAGCCCAGAGAATGCCATACTGGCCGCAGAAAACGCCGTGATTGGATCGATCATGCCTCATGCCCCCATATTAACGAGGGCATTATAGCACATAATTAACTTTTAAAAAAGTTAGAAAGCCTGTTAGCTGGAATAACCCAGATAACTTGTGCCGCGGATCGCTGCACCCGCACCGCGGACAGTCATCTTGTGAGGCTTCTTAGTGTTAGTATCAACACCGTAGGTCGCAATGCCGCCAGCAACAGGTGCCGGAGCAGATGATCCATATGGGATACGTCCTTGGCCCTTAATGTCGGCATAGCCTACAGCCGCGGCTGGATTGCTAGGCTTAGAGCCGTTTACTTTTACTTTAGCCATTATCTTGGTCCTTCTTTCGATTGGAGTTTCATGCGCTTATTGCGGAGCAGTTGACGACCTGCGCCCTGTAAACTTTTGGCCGCGGCCCTAACGCCCCCAGTTCCGATCTTACCAAAACCATCGCCGCCGTCACTCTTTAAGGTTTCTTTAGCATATTCGTTGGTTGTTACATAGGTTGATTCTGTTCTCATTGCTGCGGCCCCTGCTGTTTTAGAAGCTCACGCTCCATAGCCGCGTCGATACGAGCCTTGGTTTGATCCGCTTGTGCGCCCAACCGTTGCGAGAACTGCTGTCCGCGCATCTGCTGACCCCTAGAGTCAAGCTCCAGCTTGGCTTGGTCAATCTGGTTGTCTGCCTGATCCGATGCCGCCTTCTGTTGCATTTCCGCCTCTTTAAGTTGTACCAGAGGGTCCGGAGCCCCGGCACCCGACATCTCCGCAGACATATCTTTCACTTGCTGCAAGCCTTCCGCAACAAACTGAGCAGTCAACTGTTCGATCTCCAACATCCCCGAAGCATCCGCAGGATCGCCGCCATTCTCATTTACCTGCTGTAGGTAAACAACCGCCGCCTGTTCTCTAGCCGCTTGCTGAACGTGCTGCATAATGTGCTTCTGAATAGCAACCGCCACCGGAGGCATGCCGCCGACAATAGGACTTGTGCCAAAAATCAAATGCGCTTGAATATGAGACTGGTGGTTCTGACCCTCAAAGGCCAACAACGGCAACATATCCAAAGAATTGATATTCTCTTGTGCCGGATCAAGCGGTTTAGGCTCTTCTATCGGTACAGATTTCATCAAACGATCTACATCCGTAACGCCCAGCGCTTCATACATATCACGAAAAGCCTCGTGCATATTATGTATTTCAGGTGCCTTAGTCGCTAACTCTAACTTAGTTTGCGCAAGCGTGATCCGTTGTGCCTGACTAAAGGCGTTAGGATTACTAACCGGTATAACGTCAATCTTGTCGTCAAAATCTTCCGCCATAATAGTTTCGTCAGCGCCCGCAACAGAGTACGGATACTCCTGCGGTAAACTCTCAGACATAACACGAGCAAGTATCTTGAACTCCAACCGCATCGCATAGTGCAAGCGCTTATGTACAGCACTCATGACCCGCGAGCCCTGTTCCATCATTGCCATTGTAGTTCCGACAGGCGCGTTCTGATTACCGTCGCCAACCTTCAAGTTGGTGATAGTAGCAAACCGTTGGCCCGCTTCGACAACAAAGCCAAGCAACTGAAACAACGTCTGGTCGGGACCCTTAAAAGGTAGCGGCATAAGACTATCACGAATAGCCCCACCCGGAGCATCCACATCTCGGAACTCTCCGGGCTGCAACGGTTCATCGTCGTCCCTGATACGAAGTCCGCGGGCCTTGAAACCCGCTGGGAGGTTGGACAATGTACCGGCGTCGATCAACTGACGCAGTGCCGCCGTGGCGGTTCTTGACAAACCGCCAATCGTATGGATGAGCCCTAAACCATAAAAACCAAAACCCGGTAAAAACTTATAGTGCGTGAAATACTGGATTTTCTTTTTCTTGGAGTCATCCTCTTTGTAATTCCTGCGGATACACAAGATTTCCCCGTTATCCATGGAAAGAGTTACAATATAAGGTATTTTAATTCCTGTTGGCTCGTCGTCACTGTCAACCTCCTCGTAACCCTCAAGGTCTAAGTCAACGTGACATTCCAAAATAGTGCAATCATAGTCAATCTGACTAGGTTCCATGCCGTCAATGCGGTTGATTTCGCTACCAACACCCGTGATTTCACGCTGTGCAGGGATAACATCCACATCTAAATACATTCCCATTACCTGACGCTTGCGCAAATCGTTCAGCGACATGCGAACAACCTGAGTGACGTTAGGGCAAGTCTCAAGGTCCGTGGTCTCATACGGAACAACCAAGTTCTCCGCAGGCACAAACTTGGAAACAGCACGATCTAACGTCTCGTCAAAGTAAGTTTTCTTAAAAGTAGACCCCGCCAGCGGTAAATAGAACAACATCTGATCCATATCGGGCGTGTAATCTTCCATCACATTAGTGATGTAGTAATTCATAAACTGACGGACGCGCTGACCCTGTGCCGCCTTGGCCCGCGTTTCCTTGCCCAGCACTACAGTGCGGACGGGACCCGATGACGGTAGAAGCTCGTTAAACGCCTGTGCTTGGAATTGGGTGGCTGCTTCAGCTAATAACGGGTGAGTAACCCCTGTGGCTCCCCTGAAGGGCTGTGTGCGCTCTTCGTAGTTAAAGCCTAGCAAATCTAAACCGTTTGCATACGCATCTTCCCACTCTTGCCGACTGGCCTTGTTCGCGTCGTACTCAGCCAACATCTCGCTGGAAATGCGCGACAACTCGCGGTCCGGCATCTCTTCGGCAAGGTTAGCGTCAAACTCTAAGCTATCGCCGCGCTGGTCCTGTGGGTCAAAGTCAATCTCTACGCCGCCGTCTTCCGTAGGAGTAATGCCAATTTCGCCAACATCATCAGCTTCAATCATAGCTATGACGTTGTTTTGGGAATCAGGAAGTTCGATCTCTAACTCAGCCGATAAATCTTCGTCTGTGAACTGAGAAGGGACCCCAGTATCCATTAAACTACCCGAGTACCCATTTTTCTCTTTGGCCATTCATCTCTCCTATGCGATTTAGTCTAAGTATTACTCATACCCTTCATACCCATCGCGTTTCGTATCATAAAAACCCTCTTCGTCACGAGGGAAATAAACGTCAGGACCCGTGGTCGGAGACTTAAAGTTAGCGGGGGCACGAGGCTGGTCTTCGGCAACCGCCCCCTGCTCGTCCTCCGTGCGCCCTAATATCTCATTTAACTGTTTAAATATTGCCCCGTCAACTAATCTCGTAATTTCCTGCGCCGTAGCGTCAATGCCCGCTTTCTGAAATATCTGGCGACCAATAGCGTTGTTCCGCGTGTCCATAGCCACGTCGCCTTTGGTAGAACCCCCAATCGTATAGTCCATAAACTCACCAATACCACCCATAGCGGCAGCGGTATTCGTACCGTACTCTTGCGACAAAAGAGCCGAGCCAAGCATATGGCCGCGAGCATCCTCTAGTTCTTGGTACGCAGGCATATCTATACGAGCGCGAGCCGTGCGCTCTTTCTCCGAGTACATGTCCTTGTCCGTAGGTATAATCATATCGCCTGTTTCGGGGTCCGCGACGGACGGGTAATCAAAATCTTCTATAAGCTGGCTTTGGAAGTCGGGCTGTCCCTCAACATAAAACTCGTCGTAACGATCACTGCCGGGACGAGCGGACTTAGTAACGCCCTTTGTATTAACTCCCCCGCCAAATACGCCGTCCAACAAAACTCGTCCGGGACCCGTAATGCTATTTAGAAAGCTTCTTTGGGAGCCTCTTTCTTCAAAAGCCTCGTCCGCCATGCGAATGTCGTCGCCACGACCACGAAGTTTCATCTCTTCTATCTCGGCATCAGTCATCGGAGCAGGAGACCCGACACCTAAATTAAGGTCGTAGGGAACCATGCTCGGACCGGACCGACCAAAAATACGACCCTGCTCTTCAGGGTACATGTCTGTAAAGGCAGGGGTGGGGCTTA